GGAGTTCTCGCTGTCGAAGGTGACGTTCGACGACCGTGACCTGCCGCGTAAGCTGCGGGACACGAAGGCACGACCGAAGGCCTACTACGCCTACGACGTGGCGAGTCAGTGCTGCATCGGCTACGCTTACAACAGGAAGAAGAACGTGGACCTGGTGGTGGAGATGTTCCGCAATATGTTCCGATTGATTGACCGCATGGGCTGGGGCTGCCCGGCCGAGGTGGAGGTCGAGAATCACTTGATGAGCCAATGGCGGGAGAGCTTCCTGAAGGCGGGGACGATGTTCCCCTTCGTCCACTTCTGCGCGCCGATGAACTCGCAGGAGAAGACGGCCGAGGCCTTCAACGGCGCCAAGAAGCGCAGCGTGGAGCATAGGAACCACGTGGGCGTGGGCCGTTTCTACGCTAAGAAGTCGCGCTACCGGACGGAGAGTCAGAAGGTCTTCGACGAGGAGAATGACCGCTATGAGGACTATGAGTATTACAGCTGGGAGCAGCTCATCGCCGAGGACATCGAGGACATACGCCAGTACAATAGGGCGCTACACACGAATCAGAAGAAGTATCCGGGCATGACGCGATGGGACGTCCTGGTGGCGAATCTGAACCCGGCACTGCAGCCGCTGAACAAGGCTATCATGGCTAAGTACATCGGGGACCACGTGGAGACGTCGGTCCGAAGGAACAGCTACTGCAGGGTGGAGTACACGGACTGGTGGCTGAGCAGTACGAAGGTCTTGGAACGCTTAGCGCCGAACAACTACAAGGTGGACGCCTACCTGCTGCGTAGTGACACGGGCGAGGTTGAGGAGGTCTATATCTACCAGAATGACCAGTTAGTGGACCAGCTGCAGAACGTGGGGACGTACAACACGGCAGCGGCGGAGGCTACGGAGCGCGACCGAGAGGTGTTCGTGGAGCAGCGTAAGAAGGTGTCGGAGTTCACGGGCTACGTCAGCGAGCACGCGATCCGGCGGGTGGGCATCGCCGAGAAGCCGCGGGTGCCGCTGCCGAGCGAGCCGCCGGCGGCCGCACTGCCGCCCATTGAGCCGCAGCGGGAAGAGGAATGGCTGCTGCCTACGGGAGCGGACGCAGGGGCACGCGGCATTGACAGTTTATAACAGGAAACACTAAAAAAAAGAGTAATGCTATGATTACAACAGAGATTCAACAGAAGATTTTGAGCGCGATAGAAGCGAATCGCGCGAACTATCCGAGCGACGCGAAGCACGCTGCGTCGTTGGGCATCAGTACGAGCGTGTACAGCGCGCTGCGCAACGGCAAGACGGAGCGCATGATGAGCGACGCGATGTGGGTGACGGTGGCCCGCAAGTTGGGGGTTAACCTCCGCGGGGAGATGGAGTGGCGTCCGGCGAAGACGGAGACGTATGAGTTCGTGACGGCCCAGCTGAAGGCCTGCCAGGAGAGTGGGCTGAGCGCTATCCTCTGCGACCTGCCGAACATCGGGAAGACGTACACGGCGCGACAGTATGTGGCGCGGAATGCAAACGCGGTGTATGTGGACTGCTCGCAGGTGAAGACGCGATGCAAGTTGATCCGCAAGATTGCGACGGAGTTCGGCGTGGACAACAAGGGGGTGTACAGCGAGGTGTATGACAATCTGGTCTACTATCTGCGCTACATCGACCACCCGATGATTATCCTGGACGAGGCGGGGGACTTGCAGAATGAGGCCTTCCTGGAACTGAAGGCGCTGTGGAACGCTACGGAGCGGTGCTGCGCCTGGTATATGATGGGTGCGGACGGGCTGAAGGAGAAGATCAACAGGTCGATAGAATACAAGCGCGTGGGCTACACGGAGATGCTGAGCCGATACGGCGACCGATACAGCCGCGTGACGCCGGAGGACGGCAAGGAGCGTGAGAAGTTCTTGATGCGTCAGGCGGTGGCCGTGGCGCGGGTGAACGCTCCGGAGGGGACGGACGTGGCTGCCTTAGCGCGTAAGACGGCCGGCGGGCTGCGACGGGTGTACACAGAGATTGAGAAACTGAAAAGACAATAAGGCTATGAGCAAGAGACAAGTTCAAAAGAAAAGTGCTGGTCGTAGATACGGTCGCACAATAGAGCTAAGGATTGAATTATCTGCGCCACAAGCATTGCATTGTGACAGCTACGACAGGGACGGCGGAGTGTTAAGACTAAGCCTGGATATTCCACTCCGGAGGCTTCAGCTTCCTCATCAGGGGAATAGAAGAACGATTCTTCGGACCAACATTGACTTGGAACGAACCCCGGAACACACTGAGAGCGGAAGAAGTCAGCGACCTGACGTAAATCCCTACTGTCAGCTCGGGGCTGAGCGATTGTAACTTTTGCGATAAGCGTCATCATCAGATTCGAATTGAACGTGAAAAACATTTACGGCAAATATAAGCGAAACAATGAAAAGAGCATATAGTCCGAAGGACATACTGAAGAAAAACTACAAGACGATACCGTGGGACGGGGAATGGAAGCAGTGCTTCGGGGAACCGGAACGTAACGAGGTGTGGTTCATCAGCGGGGCGTCGGCCTCGGGGAAGAGCAGCTTCACGATGCAACTGGCGAAGAAGCTATGCGAGTACGGCGTGGTGCTGTACATGAGTTATGAGGAACTGACGAGCCAGTCGTTCCAAGCGCGCCTGGAGCGCTTCCACATGGGGGAGCGTCAGGGACGGTTCCGAGTGGTAGACTCGGACACGTACGAGGAGTTGGTGGAGCGCCTGAAGCGGCCGAAGGGGCCGAGCTTCGTCATCGTGGATAGCTTCCAGCACTCGAAGTTCAGCTATGAGCAGGCGGAGGCGCTGCACAAGCAGTTTCCCCACAAGAGTTTCATCTATATCTCGCAGGAGTCGAAGGGCCGACCTATGGGCAAGCCTGCGGAAAGGCTGAAGTACCTGGCGGGCGTGAAGATACGCGTCATCGGCTATGAGGCCTTCTGTCAGGGACGATTCATCCCGGAGCCGGGCGTGCGGTTCACGGTCTGGAACGAGGGGGTCTTGAAGGTGACGAACAACCTGCCGGTGCGGCCCGAGGCGACGGCCGAGGGGCAGTAGGCCTTAAAGGCCGAAAAGGCCCTAAAAGCCCCAAAGGCCTCACCGGGCTTCACGGAGACAAAGGCCAGACGGGGCATGGAGCTGCACGCTATTCACAAAACTACTATTACATTTTACACTTACGACAATGGAAAGAACGAAAACACAAACGGAAACATCGGAGGCTGCGCAGACTACGGCAGCACCGGAGGTGAAGAATTTTGCACGCTTCTATGCGCTGCTGCATCAGCTGATGGTGATGGGGCACTGTGGGAGCACGACGGAGGTGAAAGAGGAATGGGTGTGGCGGTTCACGCTGCACCGGACCAAGCACCTGCGGGAGATGCGGCTGGATGAGTATCAGCTGATGTGCAGGACGATGGAGGGCGTCACAGTGAACGAGATGGCCCGCCGGAAGGAACGGAGCCGCGTCTTAGGGCAGATGCAGCGGTTGGGCGTGGACACGACGCAGTGGGACCGGGTGAACGCGTTCTGCAGGGACGGGCGCATCGCGGGGAAAGAGTTTGCGCACCTGACGGTGGAGGAACTGGCGAAGCTACGGGTGAAGCTCTACATGATAGAGCGACACGGAGGGCTGGAGAAGGTGACCCGACAGGTGGGCGCAGAGGCCTTAGGGGCTATGAAGTAAGGCAGCCATTCCGGACAAAAGGGGCGATAGGCCTCAAAGGCCCAAAAGGTCACAAAAGGCACAAAGGATACAAAGGCCATTCAACAACATTATTGCAACATTATAACAACATTCAAACAACACAACAATGACAGACGAAAAGAAAAGAGTTCGAGTGATCGTCGGGATGATCTACGAACAGAATCAGGACTTGGACGCGGCTGCGTATCGGCGCGTCTTGGAAGGTATCAAAGCGGAGATGGAACGGCTCTTGTATGATGGGCCTTACCTCTTCGACGAGGAAGAGAATTAGAACACGGTCGGTCCGGGCCTGCCTTGTTTGCGGAGGCTGAGATAATTCCGGGTCATAATGTACGATGCCGCGGCCGCGCCTTAGAAAGCAGGTCAGGAAGCTCCAAAAACGACGGGAGCTTCGGCGGCCGAGGATACTCCCGAAAGCCCGGACTAAACGGCACGGACCGACTTTTATTTATTCACCATAAAAACAAGTAGAAGACAATGGAAAAAAACAGAGAAGCAGAGCAGCAGCGCCGCGAAGAAATCGGGCGTGAAGTGATGGCGATACGCGCGGAACTGCTCCGCGTGTTTGAAGGACGGAAGGCGCCACACGTCGTCACGGCGACGGGCATCGTCTTAGCGGAAATCGCAGACTTCCTACAACTATCGGAGCAGGAGGGCGAGCGGCTGTTGGCGCGCGTGGCGCACACGGCTCGCAAATATCGCTCGGCCGTGGAACCGGAGGAAGAAGTTGCCCCTTAAAAAACATCACGAGCTATGGAGACAAGACAACGAACCGAAGAAGCAGAGGCGCTGAGACGCCTGGCAGACGCAGAGATGATACGCGCGACGGTGGGCGACTACCTGGAGCGGGTGGTAGAGACGCTCGGAGCGTTTCGGACCGCATTGGAGGAGAGCCTTCCGGCGGAGGAACGAGAGGCAGACGGGACTTATCAGGGGGTAAGAGCCTTGGAGGAACTGGCCTGCGACGTTTATCGGGAGGCGACGGAGGATTAAGCTCCTTGACGCCGACATAGAGAGAATCATCACAAGAACGAATCATTATCACAGTAAAAACAACACAAAAAAATGAGTACGAAAAGAGTGAAGAAAGTAGTCGTCATGGGGACGACGCGCGAGATGGCCGACGAGGCGTTTAAGGAATACGCAGAGGCCGTGGCCGAACTGACGAAAGTGACGGCGGAGATAGAGTTGGAGTGCGTCCGGATACGCGACGCACGGGCCGGACAGATAGAGACGCTTGGGAAGCGCCGGGACGAGGCGTTTGAGCTACTGCACGCCTACGCGACGGAGCACCAGGAGGAGCTGTTCGCGAAGAAGAAGAGCCTGGAGATGGCGCAAGGGACGATAGGGTTCCGCACGGGAACGCCGAAGCTGAAGACGCTGAAGGGGTTCACGTGGGCGAGCGCGCTGCAGTTGGTGCGCGAGTTCTTGCCCAACTACCTACGCCGGACGGAGGAGATTGCGAAGGATAAACTCTTGGCGGACCGCGAGGAGGTGGGCGCAGAGCTGGAGCGCTGCGGCATCATGGTGGCGCAGGACGAGACGTTCTTCGTGGAGCCGAAGTCGGAGGAGACGGAGGCATGAGGCCACGGGGCGTGTGGCAGAAAGGCCCCAAAGGCCGTATAGGCCCGAAAGGGAATCCGGAGGCCGCACTCCCCCCCCCTCCCCACCGGCAAGGCCGTATAGGCCCGAAAGGGGCACTTGGACTTTCGGGCACGCTATTGAGTAAATTTATTTGGTTATTGTTATTAAAATACTTTAGAGGCTCGGGCGTCGGGAGACGACCGGGCCTCGCCCCGTTATATAGGACAATTTTGCGATAAAAATGGCTTAATAGCGAAAATAATAGCATGATATTGAGCGAAGTAAGGAAAAAGGGCTTATCTTTGTATATAGAAAAACGAAAAGCAGCAGATGAGAGAGAGACGCCGGGGCGTGAGCTACCAGAAGCGGGTTCACGACATCAACGAAATCTATGACCGCTACGTACAGACGGGGCTATCGAACCGGGAAATCTGGCGGCGGTATATCTGGCCGACGTACATGATCTCGGAACGGACGCTGTACAACCTACTGAAAGCACCGGCGAGCCGGAGCATGGAGGCGGCGATGGAGCTGACGCTGTTTGACTAAAGCGAACGAGGAAGATGGCAGAAACGGGAGGCGATATGCAGGCGGTAGTCCGCAACATCTTGCGGGACCTGCGGGTAGAGCTGACGGATGAGTTCGACAAGAACTTCGAAAGGCAGGGCTTCTTTAGCGAAGCGTGGCAAAGGCGACGCAGCCCGCTGCGTCCGGGCGGGACGACCTTGGTGGACACCGGGGCGCTGCGCCGGAGCATCGGGAGCCGCATAGAGGGAGACAGCATCGTCTTCACGAGCACACTGCCCTACGCTGCGATACACAACGAGGGCGGGGAGATAGCGGTGACGGAAAGGATGCGGCGGTACTTCTGGGCGAAGTATTACGAAGCGTCGGGGTCGTTCGGGCGCCGCAAGGACGGCAGCCGCCGACAGGACAAGCGGACGAAGCGGCTGGAGACGGCGGCGGAGTTCTGGAAGTGCATGGCGCTGATGCGGGTCGGGCAGAAGATACGGATACCGAAGCGGGCGTTCTTGGGCTATGCGCCGGAGGTGGAGCAATCGGCCCGAGAGATTATCGAGGAGAATTTGACAGCATACTTCAAACATATCAAATTACAATAAGCGATGCGTAAGGAGATTTACGAGGCCGTGATGGCACGGCTGACGGCCATGGGGGAGATTGCATGGGTGGACCTATGGAATCAGAACGTGGAGTTCATCGAGCAGGAGACGGCGTGGCCGACACCGGCGGTGTTTGTGGAGTTTGACCCCATTAGCTGGAGCCGAACGAAGGAACGGGAGATGGAGACACGGGGGGCGCTGCGGCTACACGTGGTGACACAGTGGTCGGGGTCGGCGTCGTCGGAGAGCGCAGAGCGCGAGGCATCGCTGGCCGTCTTCGGACTGTTGGACCGCATACGGGAACAATTAGAAGGGCTATCGGGCGCGAGGTTCGGACGGCTGCAGCTACAGGAGAGCTTGACGAACCACAACCACGAGGAGCTCTTGGAAAGCATAGAAGTTTATAGCTACAGAGGTCGAGTTAAGATTTAAGGTTAGTGTTTATACTGAGTGTGTTTCATGGACGATTTTGGATTTTGAATCATGGCAAGCGCCGCATGACGTCGGGATGACGGGATGCGGCGCGAATTTTTTTGTTATATATTTGGAATTCAAGAAAAGTCGGTATATTTGCAGCGAAAGCACTGGATGTGTGGACGGAACTGGTATGTCAGCCGAAGTCGTCGCCATCTGGTGCTTTTGCAGCGAACGGACTGAACTGATTCTCGCCGGCGCAGTAATGCGTTCGGCTTCGGATCAACTTCAGTCCGTTTTTATTATTATTTTTAAGGGCACAAAGGGCTAAAAGGCCCAATAAGCCGTAAAAACCGACAGATTTTTGGATGTTTTGTTTGGAACTGGGGGAATAAACGGTATATTTGCAGCGAACGGACTGAACTGCTTCACATGTCGGCGCAGCAATGCGTGCAGGCTTCGGATCAACTTCAGTCCGTTTTTATTTTCATTGTGTGGATGATATTGCCCTCGGACACCCTGACCTTAAATTCGATATTCACACCGTTGTAAGAGGCTTCAAACACTTTGAACTGGCAGTTGTGGTCACGCCCTTTTTCCAAACCAACATATCGCGCTGATGGCAGCCACTCGGAGACGAGTGTGGCTAATTCCATAGTCTCAGCGAGCTTTTCGTTTTGCTTATTCTTGGCGAAAGTTTCGCCGAAGAACCTTCTGCGGACAATGATTTCGTCGGCAGTCTCCTTCACAGTTAACTTAAGTTGCTTCGATAGCTGGTCCCCTTCCAGTGTGACTGGGGCCAGATGCCGTTTGGCCCACTCGTCGGCCGAGTGGCGTATCTGTTCCCTTTCCTTGCCGGATAGCTTGCGTGTCTGTTCTGCCTGTCGGCAAGAACGTATGAAGGCGCAGGCCTCGCAGAGCTGGCCCTCATTAAGGAACTCTTTGGCGAGTTTGGACTTACCGTTAGCGCGGTCGCAGTCGCGGCAGCGGGAGATGGTGTATGGGTTGTATTTGGGGAAGGTGACCTTCTCCTTGCCGGGGTTGAAGCGGAACATTCCGCGGCGGTCGTTGGCTGTGGCCTCAGCGCCGCGGAGACGGGCCTCTTGGGGGTCGGAGGGGGTAGCCTTGGACTTACGGACCTGAGCGACCGTGCAGCGGCAGTTCCAGCCGTTGGGGGGATAGTATTCGTCCCAGAAGGGGTCGTCGACGGGGAGGGTGATACCGTGCAGGGCGCGATGTTCGGGGCGGACACGGTCGTCGCCGACAGTGCGGTACTGGAGGTAGTAGCGGTCGCCGTCGGCGGCGAACTGCTCCCACTTGGCAGCCATCTCGGCGGAGGCGTTGGCGAAGTTGTACTCGGCGCGGAGGTACTGGGAGTTGTAGGTCCGGTCGACGGTACGAACGTCGTTCAAAAACTGTTCGAAGGGCTTGCGACGACCGTCGGCATCGACGAGGGAGGGGAAGGCTTCGTTGAGCTCGTGGAAGGTCTTGAGGCCGGAGAAGATGAAGTCGGAGGACTGCAGCTGACGGCGCATATCGTCGGACATGGAGACCTGACGGAAAGCACCGTCGAGGGCGTCGGCGTGGGAGCGGACGAAGTCCTGAACCTCGTCGGCGCGGAGGATGGAGATGGAGAAGGAGGCGCCCTGCTGGCGGAAGAGGGCACGCATCATGGCGTCAAACTTGGTGGAGAGCTGACGGTAGAGGTCGGTGGGGAGGTCCTTATCCCCGGAGGCGGCGAGGCGCAGCTCTCCATTGGGGGCGAGGAGACGGCGATAGCGGCGATGGAGCCCTGCATAGTCAGCAGGGCTTAGTCGAAAAAATTGGTGGCGGCGTTGCGACGTTCGCCCACAGGGAGACCGTACTTGTCTTCGAAATACTTGGGGTCGACCTCGTAGCGGTCGGCTATCATGGTCTCGAAGGCCAGCTGCTGCTCGGGGGTGTAGTCGACGGCGTCGTCCCACTCCATGCGGAGTCCATCGACGGGGAAGCCGAGGGCAGCCATGCGGGGAATGAGTTGGTTATTGACGACGTTGCGAATCAGCTTGCGGTCCTTCTCCACGAGGTTCATGAAGACCTGCAGGTGGGTCTGGGACTGCGAGAGGGAGGAGCCGTCCTCGATGGTCATGGTCTGGCCGATGATGAGCTTGGAGAGCTCTGAGTTGGCGCGATTGATGCGCTGGTCGTAGACGTTGAAGGCGTCGCCCTTGCCGGACTCGACGAACTGAATCTCGGTGTCGCCGGAGGTGATCATGGAGAGGGCTGAGCCTGCGTCCTGCATCATGGACTCGAGTCGCTTCCATTCCTTCGGGTCGCGCGTCTGGGTCTTGGCCACACGCATCGGCATGCCGAAGATTTCAGCGAAGGCGTCCCAGAATGAGAGGGCGTTCTTCTTGGGGATGGTGGCCTGTGCAGCCTTCAAGTAGAGCCCGAGGTCGTCGGGGCGTCCTACCTCGATGAGCGAGGCGGAGTATGGGGGCTCGCGGTAAGGAATACCGGAGTGCCAGTCGTCGCCGACGTTGACGACGCAGCGGCCGTACTCGGGGATGACGTGCTTGCGCGGTACCAGTCGCACCTCGCTGAAGGTGAGGCAGCCGTCGCCGTCGGTGGCAAGGGGGCCCAGCTCGATGAGTGAGTGGCCCCAGTAGTTGGCGTCGAGGATGTGGTCCACCAGGCGGTCGAACCACTCCTGCTCGAAGAAGTGGAGGGCGTCGGCGTCCTCTTCGCCGTTAGCGTTGACGAACTTGAAGGAGCGTGACAGCACGAAGCCGGAGCGCTGCTGGATACAGCCGGAGAGGTGCATGTCGGCCGAGACGTCGGTGTAGATGTCGTAGAGTCGGCGGCGGTTGGGCGAGTCGACGTTGATGGCCATCTGCCAGGCGGCACGCCAGTCGGCAATATCCTTGCGGGTGAGGGCGTCGGTGGTCAAGGCCAAGGAGGTGATGATAGAGCGCGCCTCGGACTTGGAACCGGGACGCGCCAGAAGCAGGTCGCCATAGGCGGTGGAAAGGTGGCGGTCGGCGGGAGCCGCAGGGGCCACACGGAAGCGTTTGTGTTTCGACATAATCGCGATGAATTAAGAGTTACCAATTGTGACGCAGGCGAGGCTGCGCGATGAAGACGGAGCCCAGCGGGGAATCGCCGGACTCGGACTCGACCGTGGGGAGGCCCGGGTCGATGCGGCCGGCCTGCACACCTTCGAGCCAACGGACTGCGCGCTCGTAGCGCTCGCGGCGGACCTCGGAGCCCATCTTCTGCGGCTGTGAAGCCGAGAGGTGGTAGAGAGCAGCGTCGACGACAATCATCACCAGGAAGCGGTTGCGGTCGGTGCCGGTAGCGGAGAAGATACGGTCCACGTCGTAGACGGGACGGAGATAGCCGGAGACCTCCTCGATGGCCTCTGAGACGGCGGACTCCTGCAGGGCAGTGTCCGACTGCGAGAAAGCACGGAAGGCGGTCTCGCCAATGACGACGCGGAAGTCGTCAGGAGTAATGAAGTCCATAGAATTTACCAGGAATTACGTGGCGACCTTCGCGGGAGGGTCACCGGTTGAAACTGTTCTTGACGCGAGCCACGCTGGAGGAACCAGATGGCACCCTCGTCGGCATCGGGCGCATCGTCGTGGACACGGGAGCCGCGTTCGAGGGCGAGGGTCTGGTCGATGCCGACCTGCATATCGGGCGAGTCCTTCAGTGCCTCGTTGTAGAAGACGAAGCCACGCTCCCAGAGGGGCGAGACGGCCTCGATACGCTGAATCTTGTCGGGCTTCTTGCGGGTGTCCGGCATGATGGGCAGTTGGTAGCCTCGCAGGTTGCCCTCGGCGGTGAACTCGTCGAGAATGATGTCCTGCATGAAGTTGGCCTCCATGAAGAAGGAGACGGCGACGCCTTCGGGGATAGACTCGTAGAGGTTGTAGAGCCAACGGACCATTCCGGAGACGGTGTCCTGACGGACGTAGCAGTCGATCAGATGCAGCTCGTGACCGATGCGCCCCCAGAGGCGGGAGGCCTTGTAGTCGTTGGCGGTGGTGGACTTGAAGGAGGGGTCGGTGTAGCAGACGAGCTGCTCGTAGCGACGCAGGGGAAGGACCTTCTTGAAGCGTATCCAGTCGTGGCGGAAGATGGTTCCGTCGGTGATAGGGTTGTGCATCATCTCCTTCTCCCAGGCGCGATAGCCCACGAAGTCGCGATAGGCGCGCGCTTCTTCGGCGGTCCACTTCTCGCGCCAGACGGGGTTGCCATTGGCGTCGACGGCCTTGATTTCGGAGACGTGCACAGCGGGGATGGCGGCGATGCGCGCCAGGACGGAGCACTTCGAGATAAGGTTGCCGACCATGATGAAGCGACCGCGGCCCACATCGAGGGCGCCGAAGAGGGCCTCCTTGACCCAGTCGGTGAGTTCGGAGACGCGCTTCTCGTTGCGGCAGAGTTCGTCGTCGTCGAGGTCGTCGATGACGATGTAGTCCGGACGAGCTTCACGCTCGCGCAGACCACGCGGCGACTGGCCACGACCGCAGGCGAGGAACTTGACGCCGGAGGCGGTCTTGAACTCGCCGACGGACCAGGAGCCGGCGTTCTTCTGCTCGCCGAAGTCGGCGGAGAGGCGCTTGTTGTACTCCAGTTCGGCCTGTATGTCGCCGAGGAGTCGCTGGGCGCTGTCTTCACTCTTGCCGACGACGACCATAAAGTTGATGAGCCGCTGGGGCTGGAACATGAGCCACAGGGGGAGGAAGATGTCGAAGTGGGTCGACTTGGCGTGGCCGCGGGGCCACTTGAAGACGGCCTTGAGATTGGGCGTGTCACGCACGAGGCGGGCGGCTGCGTTGTGGAAGGGGGCGTTGTGGATAATGCGCACGGCCTGGCCCGTGGTCTTGTCGCGCAGGGTCAGGAAGTGCGGGAAGTAGTACTCGCAAAAGGCGGCGTAGTTGGCCTGCAGGCGCCGGATGCGGCGGTCGCGCTCGGCGGGGGTCTCGGTGAGCACGGAGGCGGTGAGTCCGGTGAAGGACTGGACCTCGCGGCAGTGCTCGTGCCAACGCTCCATGGCGGCGCGTGCCTCGGCAGAAAGAACCGTGGTAGCCATAGGCGCATCAGAGTAAAGAGTTCTTGTTGATGGACTCGGAGAGGAACTTGTCCTGGTAGCGATTGATAGCCTTCATGAGTTCGGGGGTGACCTCAGGGTCGGTGGCCGAACGGTACTGGAGCCATTTGTTGAAGGCCATGAAGACCTCGATGGCGTCGACGACGTTGGCCTGCTTGTCGAGTTTCTGAATGACGGAGGCTAACTTGGCCAGCTTGTCGCCAAGACCGGCGAGCTGGTCGGCGTCGTCGGAGGCGGAGACCTGCTCGATGAGTCGGTCGATGGTGGCCAGGAGCTTGTTGACGAGTTCGGGACGGGTGATGTTGCGTGCCGCACGAGCCTCCTTCCAGCCCTCGGCCGAGGACCACTTGGAGACGGTGACACGAGAGACGCCCACCTTGTCGGCAATCTCTTCCTGCGGCGTGCCGGACATAAATAGGGCGCGCGCGAGTTCTTTTTTGCGTTCTGTTTCAGTCTTGTTCATATCGTGCATATTGACAATGATAGCGCAAAGATGAGCCCCGGAGGGGCGGGACTGCAAAAAAGCGGGCAGGGGCTTCAGAGAAGGGCGCAGGGATTGCACACTTATTTGGAGACGGGGCGGCAGCGGGGGTAACTTTGCGAAAAAATCGGACAGAGCGATGAAACGAGTAGTCATAACGACGGAGGCGGTGAACAGCTACGGCACGAGAGTGCTGACGGCGGGCATCGACTTGGGTCAATACGAGAAGAACCCGGTGCTGCTCTACATGCATCGGCGTGGAGAGGTCATCGGCGTGATGAAGGATCTACGGATCGAGGGGGACCGGCTGACGGGTGAGCCTGACTTCGACGAGGCGAGCGAACTGTCGCGGCGCTGCAAGGCGCAGTGGGAGAAGGGGTCGCTGAAGATGGTGAGCGTCGGGATAGACATCTTGGCGACGAGCGACGCAGCGGAGGATGTGGTCGTGGGCCAGACGACGGCGACGATCACGCGGAGCCGACTGTTTGAGGTGTCGGTGGTGGACATCGGGGCGAACGACGAGGCGATGGTCCTGACACGCGCAGGAAAAGCAATCACGTTGGGCCAAGGCGGGGAGAACCCCCTGCCGGGGCTGACGGAGAAATCAAATAGTAAACTAAACAATCAGAAGACAGCAATGGAACTGAAAGAGGTGGCCCAAATGGTGGGCTTGCCGGAGACGGCAGACGAACAGGCGGTGAAAGCACGCCTGGAGACGATGAAGCAGGCAGAGGCCGAGAAGGAGGCGCTGCTTCAGGAGAAGGAAAAGATGGAGGCTCAGCGCGTGACGGAGCTGGTGGACGGCGCTATCGCAGCGGGGAAAATCTTGGCGACGAGTCGGGAGAGATTCACGCAGTTAGGCGACATCATGGGCAGTCAGCACTTGGCGGAAGCCTTGGAGAGCATCCCGACGCAGCGACCGAGCCTGACGGCACAGCTCAGCCACGAGCAGGCAGGGGCGGCACAGACGAGCGCCTACAAGAGCCTGCACGACGTGCCGGCGGAGGAGCTGATGACGCTCCGCAAGGAGCAGCCCAAGGAGTACGCACGCCTATACAAGGCGGAGTACGGCGTAGAGCTGCCGCAGGACTAAGCGGCAACACGGGCGCTGAAGGCCGAATAGGAAGAAAGGGCTAAAAGGCCCCATAGGACCTAAAGGCCTCCAAAGCCCCTAAAGGCCGAACGGGAGTACGATAGAGAACCCTATAATTTTCACAAAAAAATACGAAAAAAACAATGGCAGGAGTATTAACTGAAGTATGGACGGGCGAACTGGTGAAGAGCCTTCGCTCGGGTCTGGAGGGCTCGTGGCTGGACGGCGTGTCGGACCAAAGCTCGATTGTAAATAACGACGTGATTCACCTGGTGGACGTGGGTGTGGATCCGGAGGTGCTGGTGAACAACACGACCTACCCGATTCCGCTCCAGGCATTGGAGGACAAGGACATCGCCATCAGCCTGGATAAGTTCCAGACGAAGGTGACGCCGGTGACGGACGACGAGCTGTACGCCCTGAGCTACGACAAGATGCAGCGCGTCAAGGAGAGTCACGCGAACGCCCTGAACGACGCGAAGTTTAAGAAGGCGGCTCACGCCCTTTGCGCCAAGGAGAACACGGCGAAGACGCCGGTGTTGCAGACGACGGGCGCGGCTGACGAGACGGGACGCTTGCGCCTCACGATGAGCGACATCGTGGAGCTGAAGCGTGCGTTGGATAAGTTGAAGGTGCCGGCCGAGCAGCGCCGACTGGTGCTCTGTCCGGACCACGTGAACGACCTGTTGCTGACGGATCAGAACTTCCGCGAGCAGTATAACGTGGACCGCACGACGGGCAAGGTGGGCAGCCTCTACGGCTTCGAGGTCTACACGTATGTGGACACACCGGTCTACACGACCGCGGGCAAGAAGAAGGACCTCGGCACGACGGCTGAGACGGGCGAGTTCAACTGCTCGTTTGCCTTCTACGTGCCGCGCATCTTCAAGGCTACCGGCTCGACGAAGATGTACTACAGCGAGGCGTCGACGGACCCGGAGTATCAGCGCAACAAGATCAACTTCCGCCACTACTTCATCGCGATGCCGAAGAAGGAGGACGCGGGCGCTGTGATGATGAGCGGCTACAGCAAGGCCTAAACGTGAGATATGTAGAGGGTGATGGCGGCTCAGAAACTGAAGTACCTGGTGATACACTGTACGGCCACGCCGGCAGGGCGGGAGGTGACGGCGGCGGAGATACGACGCTGGCACACGGCGGCCCCTCCGGCGGGGCGAGGTTGGAAGCAGGTGGGCTATACAGACCTGATTCACCTTGACGGCGGAGTGGAGCGCCTGGTGGACAACAACGAGGACGCGTGGGTGGACCCTTGGGAGGTGACGAACGGGGCGTCGGGCTACAACTCGGTGAGCCGCCACATCGTCTACGCCGGCGGACTGAGCCGGGACGGGAAACGGGCGGAGGACACGCGCACGGAGGCGCAGAAGGCGGCCTTGGCGACGTACGTCCGCAAGTTCCACCGTCAACATCCGGAGGTGAAAATCGTGGGTCACCGGGACCTGCCGGGGGTGAAGAAGGATTGCCCGAGCTTCGACGTGGCCGGGTGGCTGCAGGAGATAGGATTGGACTGAGAGGGGTGAAAAGGCCCAATAGGCCCCATAGGGCTAAAAAGCCTCATAAGCCTCATAAGCTCGATAAGCCGGATAGGCCTAAAAGGCAACGAAAGAGGATATAAAATAGAAGAGATATGGACTGGGGAACATTGCTGAACGTACTGTTAGGCGGCGGATGCCTGACGGGCGTAATCGGGGTCTTGACGCTGCGGTCGACGGTAACGAAGGCCAAGGCGGAGGCAGACGAGGCCCGCGCGGGAGTAGAGAAGGCCCGGGCAGAGGCCGAACGGGTGCGCATCGACAATGTGAACGAGGCGACCAAAATCTTGATGGACAATATTGTTTCACCGTTAAAAGACGAACTGAATGCAACAAGAAAAGAACTGGGGGCGCTCAAACGCGCCGTGGCGAAGCTGCAAAAGGCTGTGGACGCTGCTAACAGCTGTCCTCATAGTGACGGCTGTGTGGTCCTGGAGCGGATGCGCGAGTGTTCGCGGGAAAGCGGGAGCAGTGGCGGCGACGGCGGAGGCACAACAGAGGGTGCGCGACAGCACGGCGGTGCGCACGACGGTACGCACGGAGCAGCGGGAGACGCAGAGGGACACGGTGGTCTTGCGGATTGCCGCGGACAGCCTTAGGCTGCTGCCCGAAGGGGCTATCTACTGGGCGCGGGGCCATCAGACGGAGCTGCGCGTGGGACGCGACACGACGGGGACCCTCGTGGTGACGGCCGAGACGGCAGAGCGTGTGGACCGGAAGACGGAGACCGTCGAGGCGCTGACGCAGATGACAGAGAAAAGCGACAGCACCTCCAGCCGCGAACTCAGGCCTCCCGAGGGGCGGAGACAGAAATCGTCTTTCCGGTGGGCGGACGTTCTTGCAGTGGCCCTGCTCGGGGCGCTTGCGGCCCTGCTCTGGCGGATATTAAAACGGATGTAGCATGAAATTAGAACAACATTAAAAGAGCATTGAAACAATGGCAAACGAGACGACGAAAGAGTATAGTGTCTTGGACGGCACGGACCTCATCTTGAGCTTAGGGGGAAAGGCTTTGGGCTTCTCGACGGGGTGTAAGGTAAGCACCACGGTAGAGACCGGCGAGCGCGTCACGAAGGAGGCGAGCAGCGGCAAGTGGGGCGAGAAGTATGTGAAGAAGTTCTCGGAAGAGATTTCGGCCGACGGCTGCGTCTTGACGAACGGCGACGCGGAGGTCCCGACCTACGACGAGCTGAAGGATCTGATGCTGGCCGGCAAGGCCATCACGGCGACGTACGCACTGCGCGACGGCTCGAAACGTACGGGTAAGTCGGCGGGCGGCTACACGGGGCAGTACCTCATCACGAGCTTAGACCTGGACGGCCAGGCGGGCGACGACGCGAAGTACAGCCTCAAGTTGGAGAACGTAGGCGCCGTGACGAAGGTGGGTAACGGCCTGAACGAGACGACGGCCACCACGGAGGAGCAGTCTTAACCATCTTCGCCAAGAGACGATAAGCGTTAGATAAGCTATGGGAAAGGTGAAGATATGCGGACGGGAGTACCCCTTCCGCATGACGATGGGGGCGCTGATGCGCTTCAAACGAGAGACGGGGAAGGACGTGAGCCGTATGGACGCGTCGGACCTGACGGAGAACTTGATATTGATCTGGTGCTGCATCCTGAGCGCGTGTGTGGTAGACAACGTAGCGTTTGAGCTATCGGCGCAGGAATTAGCGGACAGACTGGAGCCACAGGACGTGGCGAAGCTGGTCGAAGAGCTATCGGCGGGAACAGGCGAAAAAAAAACGACGGACGCGGGGACGAGTCCGGCGACATCGAACAGCTGATGGGGCTGGCGACGGGGTGTGTGGGGATGAGTCTACGGGACTTTGAACGATGCACCCCGTCGGAATTTCAGAGGGTGTGGGAGGCGTGGCAGGACCGGGAACAGCGACGGGAACGGACGAGCTGGGAGCAGACGCGCCTGCTGTGCACGACGCTGTTGCAACCGTATTCGAAGAAGGCGCTGCGACCGCGAGACGTAATGACCTTCCCGTGGGACACGGAGGAGGCCTCCCCGGAGGAGACGCCGGCAGCGCCGGAGAAGCCCACGCGAGAGGAGGAGATGGAACGGTATCGGCAGGCTATTAGGCGGGCGGGGCTAAAGTGAGAGCCCGACTATGGGAAGAGGCAGACGGCTATCAGTAGATAAAGGAAGAGGCCTATCGACGCGCCGACAGACTTGGCAGCTGAGAGGTGGAAGACGCGGTGCAGCACAAGGGCTATGGACGCAAAGGCCAGAAAGACCAAGAAGAGCAGGAAGACTATGCCCGCCAGCCAGCAGAGCCACTCGAAGGCAGCAGCATGGCCCGGCAGGAAGTCCGGAATGAGGACCATTTTAAGGTATTCCCTGACGATAGAAAACATACAGCCTTTAGGATTCCTTTATGAATCACGGGGCTAAGATACAGAAAAGCAAGACACAATGGCATCAAATACGGTCAAATTAACAATCAAAGTTTCGGACGAAGGCGGTTTCAAGCAATTGGAAGTCGATTCGGAATCGCTACGCGAAGCTATCAAGCAGGTCAAGGAGGAGGCGGACGAGTTGAACCGCAGCGTCGTGAACTGGTCGCAGGCAGCGCAGGCCTTCGACACGATGAACCGTGCCGTAGACCAACTGAACGGAATGTTCGGCGAACTGACGGCCGCCTACCGCACGCAGATAACGGCGGAGAGCAGGCTGAAGCAGGTGATGCAAAATACGATGGGGGCAACGGACGCTGACGTGGAGGCCATCAAGCGGCTGTGCGCTGCGCAGCAGGAGTTGGGCGTGGTCGGCGACGAAGTGCAGTTAGCCGGCGCGCAAGAGTTGGCTACTTATCTTGAGGAGCGCTCAAGTCTGGAGCAGTTGATACCAGTCATGAACGACATGGTGGCCCAGCAGTACGGCATGGAGGCGAGCGGCGAGAGCGCGGCCCAGATAGCTACGATGCTCGGTAAGGTGATGCAGGGACAGACCGCAGCGCTGAGCCGCTATGGGTACTCGTTCACCGAGGTGCAGGAGAAAATATTGAAGACGGGCACAGAGGCGGAACGGGCGGCCGTGCTGATGGAGGTCGTGGAGGAGTCGGTGGGCGGCGTGAACGCAGCCTTAGCACAGACGGACAGCGGCCAATTGAAACAGTTAGAAAACTCTATCGGCGACGTCAAGGAGACGATAGGCGGACTGGTGCAGCCACTGGCTCAAACGATGACGAAACTGTCGGAGATAGGCCGAGCAGCCGGAGGTGTCGGGCAGCTGGCATCGAGCTTTAAGGCGGTATGGAATCAGGTGGGACCATTCTTGAAAAGCCTGTCGCGACTGACGCTACAGGAGAGCCAAGAAGCCGCAGCGGCACGCTCTGCCGCTCAGGCTCATCGAACGCAGGCCGCAGCGCAAGGCGTGGCCACTGCAAGCACCAAAGCGTTGACTGCATCGACGATAGCGCTTCAAGCTGCGCTGACGATGGGCGTGGCGTTGGCCGTCACGGCGGTCGTGGCGCTGTTTTCCCGGCTGGGCGACAAGGCTGACGAAGCCGCCGAGCGGGTAGACGTGCTGAAGGAAGCAAACGAAACCTATGCCCACACGGCCGCCGAGGTTAAAACGAAGATTGACCAGGAAGTGGCCGCACTGCAGTCACTCATCGAGGCACAAGGCAACGACAAGGCAAAAGTCGAGGAACTGAACAGAACCTACGGCACGGCCTTCGGCGTACATCGGACGGCGGCAGAATGGTACGACACGCTGACGAGCAAAAGCAAGACCTACTGTATGCAGTTGGGGTACGAGGCGCAGGCTCGAACCTTGGCGGCGCAAATCGCCCAGAAGGAAATCGAACTGGAACAGGGACGTCAGCGCGCCGACGAGATGCGCCAAAACGGAACGGCCACGCAGACGGAGAAGCAACTGACGACACAGTATAACGCTGCGGGGCAAAAGGTGCTGAAGCGCGTGGACGTGGAGGTAGATACAGAGGCCTTCGCTCAGCTCAAACAGGAGAACGCCCAACTCAGCGCGGAGCTCCAGCAGCTAAACAGACAGCTGGACCTCTGTACAAGCAAGGCGGCGGAGGCGCAAGCGCAAATGGCTGCGGCAGCCGGCAACACGGACGCGACGATAGGCTGGGAGACGATGGGCTATACTGAACTCGGAGAGGCCATTAAGACGCAGCAGAAACGGGTGGAGAGCCTGATGGGCGTGAACGACACGGAGGGGCAGAAGGAGAACGCCAAACTGACAAAGATGATAGCCCGGCAGCACGAGATGGAGGTGCAGTATGGCAAAACGAGCGAGGCCGGCAAGAAAGCCGCCAAAGAGGCGGAAAAGGCATTGGAGATGCCGGACACGACGGAGACGATCGGGCAGGTGGAACAAGCCCTGCAGGTGTTGCAGTCTCGACGAAAGACGGCCACGGGCGAGGCCCTGGCAGAAATCAATCAAGAGATAGCCCGTTTGAATGAGCTTAAAACGCAGTACGAAGAAACCGGCATCGCGGCCCAAAAGGCCAAGGAGAAGGCGGCGCCCGGCGCAATAGAGACCCTCGACACGTTAGAGAAGCTAAGCGACGCGGAGAGCTACTACGACGAGAAGGTACAGACGGCGACAGGCGCAGAACTGCTGGGCTATGCCCGACAGAAGGCGGCCATCGAGGCAAAGAGGAAGGCGCTGCAGCAGCTGACCGACCTACCTCAGCAGCAGGCGCGGCTGGACGACCTGAACGGACTGAGCGGCAAGACACTGAAGGTCCAGTTGGAGCTCATCGGTCTGTCGGAGGTGCAGAATAAAATCAAGCAATTGGAAGAGCTGCTCTCCAGTATGGGCAGCGGCATGGACGATAGTACGCGCTCGGCCGTGGAGGCGCAAATCGCCTCGTGGAAGAGCTACGAGAAGCAACTGAAGAAGAGCCAAGTGACCTTCAAGGGGGTGTGGAGCTCGACGAAGAGCGTCGGGAGCGGCGTGGAAGGCATCACGGACGCCATTGAGGGCGACGGGAACGCATGGGATAAGCTGACGGGCGTCGTGGACGGGGCCATCAGCGTCATGGACGGCATCAGCGGCATCGTGCAGGTGGTAAAAACCCTGACGGGAGCGACGGAGGGCCAGACCTCGGCGCAGACGGCCGGCACGGCGGCCACGACGGCGAACGCCGTGGCCCAAGGAGCGCAGGCGACGGCCAGCGGCAACGCAGCGGCGAGCGCCGGGGTGAACGCCGGCGTCATGGAGGGAGAAGCGCAAGCAGCACAGCAGGACGCGACGGCGCAAATCCTGCTGGCAGGTTCGAAGACGATGGCCGCGCACGCATCGATACCGTTTGTGGGTATCGCCATCGCGGGAGGCTTGATAGCGACGATGACGGCCATCATGCTGGCCCTGCCGAAGTTCGCGAACGGCGGCATCGCCTACGGGCCGACGTTAGGTCTCTTCGGCGAATATGCCGGAGCGTCGACGAACCCGGAGGTCGTAGCGCCCCTATCGAAGCTGCGGGAACTGCTCGGCACCGACGAGGGGAGCAGCGGCGGACAGGCACAAATCCGACTGCGCGCCAAGGGGCGCGACCTCGTGGGCGTCTATGAGCGCGAGCAGCGCTTCCGGAGCAGACGATAACGGGAAAGGCCGAAAAGGCCTCATAGGGCAGAAAAGCCTCACGGGCTGGAAGGGACAAAAAAAGGCCGGAAAGGCCACATAGGGCGAAAGGGACAAAGGGCCTCATAGAACACAAGAAACAGAATGACGACAATGATGCAGACCATTTATAGCGGAGCGTTCGTGAGCCGCGAGGGCGTGAGGTATGAACTCGCCCTCTTCAAAGACTTGGACGGGGAGATTGTAGAACCGGAGGAACTGAGCTTTCCACGGGAAGAGCCGCTGGTGATAGAATGGGGCGAGACGAGGAAGGAGGAGGTCGTGTGCGGCTCGACGGCGACGCTGACCTTACTGAGCCCCGGCGACCGGACGTACTTGGGACTGTACACCGTGGAGGCAGGTTCGGTGCGGCTGGACGTCTACCGCGAGGGGACGCTGTATTGGAGCGGGACGCTGGACACGGAGTTTTATGAGGAACCCTACGCGACGATGGCGGATTATGAGGTGACGCTGACGTTTTCGGACTTCGGTATCTTGGACCGCCTGAAGTATGACGGCACGGGGATGGAGAACTGCCGCACCTTAGCGGAACGCATCATCGCGGCGGCGGGCTTCCAGCATACGGCGTTGCACGAGCTGTGCAGCACGGGGTTGGAGGCGGACGGGGCAACGGGGCTGTCGCTCCTGGCTGTGCGCGCCGACAACTTCTACGACGAAGAGGGCGAAGCCTCGACGCTGAAGGAGGTGATGGAAGGCGTATTGCAGCCGTTGGGGCTGAGGGTCGTGCAACGAGGGGGCGAGGTGTGGCTCTACGACCTGCACACGGCTTACGGGGAGCTACCGAAGCAGCCGGTGCGCTGGGCGGGGAGCGACCAGACGCTGGGGGTGGACCAGGTAGTGAACAACGTGGAGATAGAGCTATCGACGTACGCGACGGACGAGGTGCTGACAGGGGAGATGGACTACCCGGGCACGGTGGAGGCCGGAAGTACGGAGACGGAGGATTCGAACGGGGGGCGGAAGTGGAGCTACTATGAGGACCTGAACCGGACGGGAAAGGTGCAGTACACCTTGTACACGACGGCGACATGGGACTTCAATACGAACCCGGGGTTGGCACAGGTGGGAGAAAAGAGGACGGGCGTGAGCAGCGACTCGACGCGTCCACGGTGGGCGCACGTCGACCCACTGTACGGGGGCGAGGAGACGGACTGCGTGGCCGTCTACTGGCGGACAGACGTGGGCGGAACGAAGGACGCGCCGACGTATTATGACCGGGGCGTACGGGTCGGCCGAGCGAATGTGGGCTTTACGTACGTCGAAGTGGACCTGAACGGAGACGGGGAGCGAACGACGGAGCCTTTGGTCGTGAACAACGAGCCGGGGGAGCTGGTCTACAGAAGCTATCAGGGGTACGTGGCGCAGCTGACGGAGCCGAAGCGGTTCCTGCTGAGGGTGAAGGTAGAGATGCGCCTGGACACGCGGTATAACCTGTTTGGGACAGGGGACGACAACCTGAAGGCACTGAGTGAGAAGATGGAGGCGTGCGTACAGAAGGTGGAAATGCCGGGACGCATACAGCTGAAGGACGCGGAGGGGAACGTCTTGATGTACCTCTCGACGGACAAGGATTATTACCAGTGGTTCGAAGGGGCAGACCCGACGACGTCGGTGACCTTCTGCTGGCGCGACCTGACGGACGCGACGAAGACGGCGCTGAACCAGTGGATGACGAACGTGCATTACAATGTCGGCACGTTAGGCAACTACGTGGAGAGCGAGGCGGCAGGGACCGTGATTCCCTACCCTCCGAAGGCGGGGTATCTGGAGGTGGAACTGTACAGCGGGGTGTGGCTGTACCACCGGACGAACTCGGGCTTCTATGAGGACGCCTGGAGCAAGCAGGCGGAGTATATTCAGAGCAGTTCGTTCTGGTGGCATCTGGTGAAGGCACCGGTGGTGACCTTAGTGAACAACGACACGAAGATGACGGAGATAGACACGGACGACGTGACCTACACAGGGGAGCTGAACGCCTCGGCGAAAGAGGACCTCAAACTCGACACGACCTGCGGCACCTTAGAGACGGAGCGAGCCGGGGCGCGCGCCGTGTATCTGGACGCAAAGACGAGCGAACCCCTGAGGGCAATGACGCGCGCAGGGCGGACGGCCACCGTGGAGCAGCTGCTCATCGGCACGCTGTACAGCCAGTACGCGGAGCGGAAGCTGAAGCTGACGGGGACGGCGGAGCTGGACGACGGGAGCTTCGGGCTGCGGACGGAGGCTATGGCCGGCGAGGTGCGCTTCCTGACCTTAGGAGAGACGCAGAACTTGCAGGACGACACGACGGAGGTGACGATAGTGGAACTGCGGCCGGACGAGTATGCGGACAGCGAGGAGTAAGCGCAGGAGACTAAGCGAGGACTATGACGGCAAGCAATAACGGTAAGAACAACGACGATGGACAAACAATATACAGCGGGGCAACGCAAGGTGGCCCACCGGGCAAGAAACGAGCGGCTGCGGAGTTTAGGAGCGACGGGAGCGGCGAGCGGCGGCACGACGGTGGTCGCCACCACGAGCAGCACGACGACGGAGGCGGGCCATACGCACGCCAATAAGACGGCGCTGGACGAAATCGGAACGGACGCGGAGCGCTATCTGTACCTATCGAAAGAGGAAGCGACGCAGGACGAACGGGGCGCAACGGTGAGGGCGCGCGTGAGCGCCAAGGCGAAGGCGGGGTGGGCCGACGAGGCCGGCCATGCGGACGAAGCCGACGAGGCGACGCACGCGGCAGCAGCTGACGCAGCGACGGAGGCAGCGCACGCGACGAAGGCGGACGAGGCGACGCACGCGACGGAGGCGACGCACGCCGACACGGCGAGAGACTTAGACACGGACAGCCCGGCGAACGACCGATACCTGCGCAAGGACCAAGAGGAGGCGACGAGCTACCTGCTGAAGATGCTGGCCGGCGCCGACTTCGGGACGTTTGTCCGCTCGATGACGGCCGGCAAGGGGGCCGGGGTGGACGCTCAGGGCAACATGCAGGTGGAGAGCATGGAGGTGCGGAGCTACATGAAGGTGATGGAACTCATCTTGAACCGCCTGACGGCGATGGAGGGCGACTACACGTTCACGGAAAGCGGCACGATTGAGACGGTAGAGGCCCTGGAGGAGGCGGGGAGCTATGCCCTCACCTTCCGGCGGAGATGGGAGGGCGACGTGACGGCCTTGGCGAAGGACGACGTGGTCTACGGCGTGGTGAACGACCTGACGGGAAGCGGCACGTACAGTACGTGTTGGCTGCGCCTGGTGAGCGTAGACACGACGGAGAACCGGGCCGTGGCCGTGGCCTACCCGGACGAGGAAACCCCGGCGGGGGTGAACACGGCGCCGACGGCGGGCATGACGCTCTGCCGAAGGGGTAACGCTCTGGACGAGGAGCGGCAGGGGTGCTGGTACCTGAGCACAGAGGAGCGCTGCATCATGTACTTGGAGGGGGTGACGAAGCCTATCTTGGAGGAGGCGAATTATTACCTGACCTTAGGACGGCCGCAGCACTTGAGCTACTTCAACGGGCTGCAGCTCAATTACAAGCATCCGTACTTATGGGCGCGCGGCGTCATCGTACAGGACCTGTACCGCGTGGACTACGCGGGGCAGCCGGTCTACGAGGTGGTGGACCGGGGACTATGGGACGCGACGACGACGTACCGAAGGGGGTACAGCGAGGAGGAACAGGGGTACGTGCAGCACCAGGTGTGGTGGGGCTCGTGCTGCTGGCGGTGCGTGGCGGAGACGGCTACCGTGGGCAAGGAGCCGCGGTGGAACAACACGGAGTGGGTGTGCGTGGTCGGGGAGCACGATTTCTCGCTGGAGATAGAAAGCTCGAAGGGGAACTTCTTCCGCTACGGGAAGGAGTATACGACACTGACGGCGACGCTACTGCACGGGAAGATGGACATCAGCGAGGACGCCCCTCCGGCGACGTGGACGCGCGAGAGTACGGAGACGCAGGAGGACGCCCTCTGGAATAAGGAACACGCCGGAGAGACGGGACTGACGCTGGAGATTACGCCGACGGACCTGCCATCGAGCTGGCGGGAGACGAGGACGGTAGCGTTTCGCTGTACGGTAGCACTGGACAGCATCGTGGCCAGCCAAAGCTGGGGAATTTCATAAACGATCATAACGAAGCGAAAGAGAGATGAAGAAGAGTAATGCTTACGCACTGTATACGCCACTGAGCTTGACGCTGGCGATAGAGACGGAGGGCGGCAGCCTGACGCAGACGGAGTATGTGGAGGGCGACGCGTGGGAGATAGACCCGGACAGAGGGCTGTGCCCACTCGTGCTGCGCCCAAGGCTGGACGTCGTGGACGCGGACGGCATCATCGCCAACGGAGACCATACGGCGGAGCTGTTTGACTGCCACTGGTATATCGGCCGCAGCGACGAGGGGACGCGCATCACGAGCGAGACGGAGGGTTTTGAGGTGGGCGAAAACGGACGGCTGACGGTCGGGCTGAACGTGGAGGCCGGCGAGGTGGTGCCACTGTTTTTTACGGCGGCGTATGAGGACAGCCGCTTAGGGCGCTACTTCCGCATGAGCGGCCAGGTGGAGCTCTCGACGGCGGTGAACGAGGAGGTGAACCTGCGGCTGGAGACGGACTGGGCGAACCTCTTGACGATTAACCCCCTGAAAGACCCGGGGGAGAGAACGCTGACGGCGCAGCTGTGGAACGGCGAGACGAAGATCGGGGACGAGGGGGCGAGCTACACGTGGGAGGTCTTGGCGGAGGAGGGCGGCACGACGTGGCGCGCCATCACGGAAGCAGAGGACCTATGGTGCAGGGGCGGCGTCGGGACACGGGCGCTGACGGTGGACCTACGGATGGTGGACCGCGAGCACGTGCGCGTGACGGCAGCGCTTAAAGCCGCGCCGAAGAGGACGGCGACGGCGTATTGCCTACTGAAACGGGACTACGGACAGTGGGAGGAGACAGCTCCACGCTTTGTACGCGGGCGGTATATCCACCCGTCGACGGGGACGGTGGAGGTGGAAACGGAGGTGCAGACGCGCCGTGGCGCTCTGGAAGAGCCGGAGCGATGGTTCGACATAGAGCACGTCCTCATCGGCTCGACGAGCGGCGAGGAACACGTCATCGGCTACGGGGCGAGGGCGGAGATAGCAGCGGCGGAGGCCGTGGAGATAGGGGGACAGCGGCCTCAGTTCGGGGTGCGCGTCTCGGAACGGACGGCACTAAGGGCGGCGACGGTGGACGGGAAGTTGGCCACCATAGACGGGAAGGTAATCCTGCTGCAACAGCCCCGATAGCCGCCTCACCTGCCCTACTGATAAGAAACCGGTATGAACCTAAAAAAGAGAGAAGGAGGTATGAAGAGATGATGAGCGCAAAGATGTATGCCGTGCCGGCCACGGTGGCGGAAGCGCTGCGGCTGACGGCAATACGCCGAAAGGACGCGGAGGGATGGTATCTGCTGAGCGGCGTAGACCTACAGGGGTACGGCACGGAACGGGCTAAGGCCGAAGGGGCTGTGGCCCTGACGCAGGGGGAGGCACGGAGGCGGTTTGCCTTGTGAGCCTTCGGAATGGGATTAAAATGACGTTATAACAGCATAAGAAGCAAAATATGAGAACGAGCAATTTAGAGACCTTGGTCTGCATCTCGGACGGCGAGACTATCGTCCCCGGCATGGGGTACGTCTTGAGCGAGGGGGTGGGGACAACGCAGTATTACAACCCGCAGACGGGGGAGGTGACGCCGGACTATGAGCAGGAGGGCGTCGTCGTGGAGCTATGGCCGAAGTGCTATTCGAGCGAAGAGGGACAGTTTGTGGTCCCGGAGAAGGACGCGAACGGTGTGGGAACGTGGCAGTGGTATATCGGCAGCCCAGAGAGCGAGGAGAACGCTATCTTGGCGCAGGCTGGGGGCGCGTCGAAGCGCGCGATGTTTGAGGCTACGGTGGTCACACAGGCGGGTAAGACGTATCCGGCACTGAAGGTGGTGAAGAACGTGGCGTCGGCAGACCAGCTGAACGACATGGAGGTGTATTGTAAGTTTACGTACGGGGGACTGACGGTTACGTGCCACACGACGATGGGTGTGCGCGTGGCGACGGGCACGGTGTATGACGTCCTGATTCAGAGCGTGGGCGAGGACGGCAGCGGCGACACGGTCATCGACACGGAGACGGAGTCTCTGACACTGACGGCGACGCTGGTGAGAAACGGCGAGAGCGTGGCCGGCAACGGCGGACAGTGGACGTGGAAGCGCCGGACGGAGGCGGGGCTGGTGACGGTGGGTACAGAGGCGGGCAAGACGCTCGTCGGCGGCACAAACGGTAACCAGCTGACGCTGTGGGAAGGCGCAGTGGACGGCGTGGAGGAATATTTTGCGGAGGTGACGGTGGGCGACGTGACGTATCGGCGCGGCATTCAGGTCACGGACGTGCAGGACCCGTATTATATCGACATGGGGCGCGAGGGAAATACCGTCCTGAGGAAAACGGAGAGCGTGAGCTATACGCCGAGGGTCTTGAGCCGCGGGAAGAACACGGTGCAGGCGGGCTGGGCGTTCGCCTTCGGGCTGACGAACGGCGCAGGCGAAGCGGTCTCGGCCGGAACGGTGACAACCAAGGACGGCAGCTCGACGCTCAGCCTGGACGGCGCTACGGTAAAACAACATGGGGGGCTGACGGTCTGCGTCACGGCCACTAAAGAATCGTAACGGTATGAAAAGAATCAGTAGCTTGGAATCGGTCTACCCCTACCCCGAGGACGGACTGGGCATCGCCAGCGAGGTGGCGTACTACGCGCTGTGGGCCGGAGCCCCCACCGTCAAACCGACGATGGAGGTCGGGCCTCTCGGCACGCTGCTTCAAACCGGCACATGGTCCGAAGAACCCCAGACGCCGACGGCAGCGCTGCCTTACCACCTGAAGGCCACCCTGCGGACATGGACGGACGGACAGATAGAGGTCATCGGGCCGGAGATTATCGGGACGTACGGCGAAAAGGGCGACCCGGGTGATGACGGCAACGATGGCAACGGCATCTCCAGCGAGGTGGTCTGGTTTGCCGTGACGACGACGGCGACGGCGCCGAGCGCCACGATAGCGGAAATCAGGCGTATCGGCACGAAGACCGTTTACACCATTGATTCGGACGACAGGACGGAGTGGGACACGGTAGCACCCCCGCTGACGGCGACGAACAAGTACCTGTGGGCGTGCCGTATGGTGGAATATACTCAGACCACCCCCACCCTTGTAGGCCCTTACATCGCCGGAACGTACGGCGAGCAGGGCGAGAGCGGCAAGGTGCCCTATCCGGCAGGGACGTGGGACGCCGGCACGACCTACACGCCGACGGACCGGACGACGCCTTACGTGGAGCGCGGCGGGCAGTATTACATCCTCGTGAAGACGACAGCGAGCAAGGGCGAGGACCCGGCATCGAGCAGCTACAGCGACGTCTGGAAGCACATGGACAGCTTCCAGTATATGCTGGTGAACGCCCTCGTGGCTCAGTTGGCCAGAGTGGGCGCCGCGGTGTTCTACGACGACTTCATGATGTCGCAATATGGCTATCATGACAACACGGGAGACTTGAATTACGAACCCTCGGAGCCTGCGACATGGGAGCAGCTGGTTCGCTACGCGCTGTACGGCACCGAGGGGTGTGCTAAGTTCGTTCCGCAGCTGCTCATCGACTTCAAGGAGGGGCGGCTGCTGGCTCAGAACGCTTGTATCAAGGGAACTGTCTACGCCACGGACGGCTCGTTTCAGGGTAAGGTGACGGCCATGGAGGGTTCGTTCACCAACGGAAACATCTCGGACTGCACGATGGAGGACTGCAAGGCCACGCGAGGCACGTTTGAGGACGTGACGGTGACGGGCGAAATCACTTCCTCCGTGCAACGACGGACGATACACGTCGGGAACGGCACGGAATATGCAACGCCGCTGAATGGGTCGGTAGTCTACGGCAACGAGTACGTGGAGCTGCCTTCGCTCGAAGAGAACGAGTTCTTGGAGTTCCTGATCGTCGCGCCACTCATCACAAGAAGCGACACAGGGGTGAAGCTCATCACCAACCAGTTAGCCAGCGGAGGAGGCGCTGTCATCTATACATCGCCCAATATTGCAGGAGGCGACACGGTGAACGGGTACACCAACGTCGGGGGCACGCTGGACTTAGGCTGCGGTATCTTCAAGGTGTATGGCATGAATACTTACGGCACTGTACGCTGGTTCGTACAGGCGCTGGAGCAGGTATAAACGACTTTCAAACAACACTTAAAACATATCAAAAAACAATGGCAGAGACAATAGACTTGGCGACGGGGCTTCCGGACATGGAGGTCTGCGACGTCTTGAATGACAAGGTGATGGGCTACAGCGCCTCGCGGAAGGCGTGGGGCATGATGCCCGTAAGGTTTGTGGGTAACGCAGGTTATGCGGCTCGCCGCTGGGGGGTGAACGACGCCTCGCCGGTGGGCGAAGTGGCCGGCAGCATCGACTACCTGAGGATGCTGCCCGACCTCTTGGGACTGGGCTGCTATCTGGTCCAGGACGACCATACGCGCACGAAGCTCTCGAAGGCGGACCACTACCGAGACGAGAACGGCAATGCCGTGAAGCTCGACGGTACGCAGGGACAGTATATGTGGGGCTGGAAGACAAAATGGTATTACTCGTTTTGGACGGAAGGGGGCTATTATTATGAGGCGGCGTCGCTCAGCCCTATCCCCGGACATCTGAACTATGAGATACCCGTGGCGAGCACGTCGGCCTTGGGCGTCGGCGTCATGGACAGGACGAACTCGATGTTGGTGTCGGTCATCTCGGACGCGGCACAGTACCGCGGCGGGAATAACGACAGCTCCAAAGACGGCGCCTACAACACGCTGCTGGGCCGCGCCGCCACCAATCAGACGCACAACGCCTACGAGACGGCGGCGCTGAAGCACGGCGAGGGCTGGAGCGCTTTCTGGTATGGCCACTGGAACATCACGGGGGCGCTGTTTCGCATCATCTTCGGCACGCGCAACGTGCAGGCCGCCTTCACGGCCGACAAGGACAGCAACGGGCTGTATCAGGGAGGCTTCGGTCCGGGCGTGACGCAGTTCGGCACGTACTGGAATAGCAAGTTCGGGAATTATCCGTTCCTGCCGACGAGCGTGGGCGTGGAACTGGGCGACGGATGCGGCGTCGTGGACTATCAGGTAACGGACGACGAGGGGACGGACTTAGGGACGGTGCAGGTACCCGTGATGTTCGGGCTGAAGAACTTCTACGGCTATCTATGGCGCCTGACGGGCGGCATCCTCGTCAGCTGGGACGAGAACACCGTAGGGCATATCTACGTGAACCGTCACTACTATAAGCAGAACAACTCGCCGAACACGACGGAGGGACTGATAGAGGTAGGCCTCGCGTCTACCGCCGCAGGCGAATGGATGGTCAAAGAGCTGTCTATGGACCACCTCTGCGGCATCCCGACGGCGAGCGGCGCCTCTGACGCTACGTATTACTGCGATAAATGTTGGAACTATCCCGCTGCTTCTGCGCTTCGCCGGCCGGCCCTCGGTGCGCACGCTGACTATGGGGGCATGGCGGGCTTGGCGGCCGTGAACCTGAACCACGGCGTCTCGAATGCCGGTGCGAACCATGGCGCGCCCCTCTGCGAAGCAGCGTCCGACTGGGACACAGAGCCGTTCATGGCGGACTAAGGGGAGCCTGAGGGGCCGGAAGGGGACACGAGTGGGCGAAAGCAACCGAAAGTGCCCGCGCCGCGGCAGCGGCGCCCTCCTCCACCCTGAACGTCAGGGTGGAGGAGCGACAGCCCCGATGGCCCCGACGGCTCGCAGAAAAAAAGATAAAAGGTTGTCTCTCTACAACCGCGCGCTGCTTCTGCGCTTCGCCGGCCGAACGTCGGTGCGAACGCTGACAATGGGAGCATGGCGGGCTTGGCGGCCGTGAACCTGAACAACGGCGTCTCGAATGCCAATGCGAACAATGGCGCGCCCCTCTACAGAATCTCTACCGCCGGCCGGGATAACGGGTTTGCCCCGACAGGCGGTACAACGGACGGAGAGAGACCTCGCCCCATGGCGGAAAAGAAACGAAGGAGTGATTGCCGGTAGGCGCCCAAAGGGCGACCGACAGCGGGTAACTCAGAAGAGAATGCAGACCCACTAAAACAACAAAACGAAATGAAAAGAATCGGAAACATCAGCGGAGAGATAGCAGACCGCGCGGCGCTTTCCTTTCCGGAAGGCTTTTACCGACTACGCGGCGCATAAGCTGCGGCGGCACGACATCGCCCACTTCGCCGCCCATATCGAGACGGAGACGGAGGCGCTGCGCCGCGACTTCGCCGAGGGGACGTGGCAGATGGGGCCATACACCTACAAGGAGGTGTGGGAGCCGAAGCACCGTATGGTCGCCAAGGCTGAGGTCCGGGACCACGTGATGCTACGCGCCGTGACCGACCCTATAGAGGGAGCGCTGGTAGCGGCCATGTACCCGGGTTCTTACTCGTGCGTCAAGGGACGTGGCACCCACGCTTTCCTCCACGCCTTAGAGCGCGAGCTGTGGCGATACCCGGCCGAAGAGACACGGTATTTCGTCCAGATGGACGTGCATCATTATTTCCCCAATATCAACCACGAGGTGATGAAGGAGCGCCTGCTGCGCAAGGTGAAAGACCGACAGCTGCTGTGCGTGCTGTTTCGCTATATCGACAGTTATCCCGACGGGCTACCGCTGGGCGTTAAGTGCTCCCAGATGTTGGCCAACCTCTACCTGACGCCCTTCGACTGGACGGCCAAGGCCTGTTTCGGCATCGGAAAGGACGCGGAGAAGATGGCCTATTGGCGCAGCCGCTACGTGTCGGACAAACTACTGACGTGTCGGACAGAGGCGGAGGCCCGGGACATCGCGGGCGGCGTCACGGCGCTGAGTGCACGTTTCGACGAGTACGTCCGCGAGGGAATGCGCCACTACCTGCGCTTTGCTGACAACATCATCCTCCTACACCGCGACAAGACGTTCTTGCACCTCATGGTGGAGATGGCGCAGATGACGCTGGCGCGCGACTATCTGCTCACCATCAACCGCGACTACAACGTGCGGCCCGTGGAGGCAGGCGGCATCGACGTCTGTGGCTATGTATTCTACCACGGATATACACGGCTGAGGAAACGTAACAAACAGGCTCTGTGTCGGCAGGTAGCCACCCTGCGGCATCGAGGTATTGCAGAAAAGGATATCAGGCTGCGCTGCGCAAGCCGCATAGGTTTTGCACAGCACGCGGACGTGAAACATCTACTTAAAACGATAGGTATGGAGCGATTAGGCAAAGTCATCCGCCAGAAACGGCAGCACGCCCCCTTCGAGGGGATGACGCCGGAACAGAAAGAGAGTATTGAG